AATCACTGATAGCTGGCACACCTATCGGTGCGGTAGGTAATACAATAGCAAAAGGTGCAATCAATTACGGTAGGGGTATTACAACAGCTGCAAAAGATATAGTCAGTAATAACAGATTTAGACTAAGTGCAGGTGGTGAGAGAGCAGTAGCAGGTAAGTCAACTCCTACAGAAATATTTTTCGCAAACCCAAATAATTTTAAGAAAGTAAGATTTAAAGATAAACTTCCTAATCTTTTAAAATTGGGGGATGAGATACATAATACACCAATCGATGAATTAAACATGTCATTTACAGATATGATAAGAAAAAATGGGTTTAATGATTTGTTGAAACCTGATGGTGACATGAGAGCTTTAGTTAAAAAATTTTATAATAATTATCTTTTAATTGATCCTAAAAAAATTGAAAAAATAGAAAGTAATAGAAACTTAAGAGAGGGTGTTTTTTTAAGAACAGGTGAAAGTGAAAAACAAAAAAACATGTTAGACTTTGTTAATCAATCTTATAATGCAGGTGAAAGTTATACGACAAATACTTCATTAGCAAATGCCATGGGTGTAACAATAGGTGATTTAACTCAACTTAAACTTAAAAATGAGGATATAAAAAACAAAGTAAATGATATTGTAACAAGGTCTCTTAAAGGCACGGCTACTGATAGAAGAAAAAAATTTTTTAGTGAAACTGGTACAATTTTTAAAAACAAAAGTGAATTAAATAAATATTTTAAAGATGTCGATCCTGAAGTTTTTAAACAAATAAATAGACTTAGAGACGAGGCAGATTATCAAGTGCCTTTTGTTAGCCCTTTTAATCTCTTTCAATCATATATGTACGACAAATTTAGAAGTGTTAAAGAAACAACAGGTAATGAAAAATTAACTGCTAAGGAATTTGTTGATAACTATCTTGACGACAGAGATTTAACTAATTTTCAAACATACG